ATAAAACATATAAAGAGTGGCTTCAAAATATTTATAGCGAAGAAGAAAAAGAATCATCTTACTTTATTTCTCAGTTGGGTTATGAAGCTCTCCCTGATGAGATGATTGACACCGCAGTTATAGAAGCGGCTAAGGAAGGTGGAACATCTAATGCCTCTTTTCAGCGGGAGTACTGTGCTCAATTTACGGACGGTAGCGATTCATACTTTAGTGCAAAGAAAATGCATCAATGTACAGTCCCTGATGGCGAACATCCAACGACAAAAATTAAGGGTGACTCAGAATTAAAATATGTTTGCGCAATTGACCCAAGTTTTTCAAACAGCCCAACATCTGATTATTTTGCGATGTCTGTTATGGAGTTAAATACAGAAACAAATACAAGTACTCTTGTACATGGCTATGCTGTTGCTGGTGGTGATCTAAAAGATCATATCCAGTATTTTGAATATCTTTGTGATGCTTTTGATTTTGAAATGATATGCATTGATAATGCGGGTTTTCAATTCATAGATAGCTGCAATGAATCTAAAGCCTTCACAAAACAGTTTGGGTTCTTTGAGTTTAATAGTGATGCTGAAGGTATTAATTATGATAAAGAAATTAAAAAGGCCAGAAGAGAATATAACAAGGAAAGCGGAAAAATTTGTTACAAACAGATATTTACTTCTAACTGGTTAAGAAAAGCCAATGAGTATCTTCAGGCTTCCATTGATCATAAAAGGTTATGGTTCGCTTCAAAAGCTACGGCAAGCACTGAGGCTTTTAACAGAATGACCAATCAAAAGATTAGTTATAAATATCCATCGGGCGAAACTGTTCTGGATTTGATAGAGGAGCAAGATAATTTAATTTATCAAACCAAAAAACAATGTGCCCTTATTGAAGTTAAAAGCACGGCCAAAGGCACACAGACCTTCGACTTACCCCAGCATTTAAAGCGTAACACATCGATCAATAGGGCTAGACGAGATAACTATACTACATTAATGATTGGAAATTGGGCCGTAAAATGTTATTATGATATGATGTCCGTGAAAGATGAGGGCCCAGAGGAGACTTTTACTCCCATGATGCTGTAATTAGTGTAAAATTTACTGTAAAATTATGAAGGAAGAAGAAAAAAAGCTAAAAACGACAAACGGTAGCACGGCTAAGGCCAAAAATGCTGCTAAAAAAACTGCTAGTGCTAAAAAAGCTTCTTCAGCGACGAATATGAAAGAGACGGTGGCTTCTTCTGCGGAGCCTCTTTTCAGTGCCCATGAGACCATAGCAAATACCGGGAATCGACGGAATAAGGCTGCTGATATCCATAGAACTGATAGGTTTAAAAATATCAGCGATGGGGTTATTCCATTTAAATATACCTATGGGGTTTCTAATAAATCAAACCTTAATGTCAGAGATACGGTAGTTCTTTGTCAAAAAGCTTATTATAACTTTGCGGTGTTTAGGAACACCATCGACATGATGACGGAGTTTTCAACTTCAGACATTTATTATACTGGGGGTAGTAAAAAGTCTAGAGATTTCTTTCATGCTTTATTTAATAAAATTGGCCTTTGGTCAATGACAGATAAATTTTTTAGAGAGTATTACAGATCGGGTAATGTTTTTGTTTATAGGTTCGACGCCGAACTTAGAGACACAGACGTTCGCAGAATAACTCAAACCTTTGGGACTTCAAAAGCAGCACACGACGATAGGCGACTACCTATAAGGTATTCTATTCTTAATCCTGCTGACATACAAATCCAAGGCGGTTTAAATTTTGTTAATGGATTATATTATAAGATTGTTACCGACTATGAGTTAGCTCGTTTAAGAAACCCCAGAACTGAAGAGGATTATGAAGTTCTAAAAAGTTTACCCACAAGGGTTCAGGAAGAAATTAAAAAAACTAAATCAAGCACAGTTTTAATTCCTTTAGAGTCTGACAAGATTAACGCGGTTTTTTACAAGAAGCAAGATTACGAGCCGTTTGCTGTTCCTATGGGCTATCCAGTTTTAGAAGATATTAACTGGAAAGCTGAAATGAAGAAAATGGATATGGCCATTGCAAGAACGATGCAGCAAGCTATCCTACTTGTAACGATGGGGACCGAGCCTGACAAGGGGGGCGTAAACCAAAAGAATCTTGCCGCGATGCAAAATCTATTTCAAAACGAATCAGTTGGTCGAGTTTTAATTGCAGATTACACTACAGAAGCAAAATTTGTTATTCCTGAAATTGGCAATTTATTAGGCCCTGAAAAATATAACATAGTAGATCAAGACATCCAAAATGGTTTGCAAAACATTTTATTAGGTGCAGAAAAGTTTGCCAATCAGTCAATTAAGATTGATGTATTTATGGCTCGCCTTAACCAAGCTCGTGCGGCATTTTTAAATGAATTTTTAATTCCCGAGATTAAAAGAATATCTCAAACAATGGGTTTCAAGAATTACCCCACGCCCCACTTTGAAGACGTTTCTATTAGCGATGACCCAACCAAGTCTAGAATTATAAATAGACTTATGGAACTCGGTATCTTGACACCTGATGAGGGTATGATCGCTATGGAGAGTGGACGTTTGCCAGATAAGGAGCAGTCGGTTGAAGCTCAAAGAGAGTTCTTGAAATACAAAGAGGAAGGTCTTTATGAGCCGTTGATTGGTGGCACTCCGGGTTCTCACCCGTATAACCCAAACCCCGGTCAGGAAACTGGTGGCCCCGGTGCTAAAAATCTACCTCAAGAAAGTGGTCGTCCACCCGGAACTGGTGTACCGCAAGAAACCAAGCAAGTAAGCCCGATTGGACAAGGCGAACAAAGTAAAGCTAATAGTGAAAAGTATAGTTTGCAAAAAGTTACTGATAACATGATTCATGCAAGCAAACTCACAAAGCAAGTAGAAGCTGGACTAAGAGACTTTCACAAAATAAAAAGACTAAGTAAAAGGCAAAAAGAAGTGGCTCAGGGTATTGTAGAAGTTATCGTTGCAAATGAAGAGCCCTGTGATTGGAAAAAGGTTGTTAAGAAATACGTGCAAAACCCAACTGACCAAAATGAAGACAGGGTTGATAAGGTTAGAACCATAGCGCACGAGCATCAGCTTGACTACTATTTGGCGAGTATTCTTTTTGCTAGTAAATGTAAAGAGGAAAAGCCAGATGAGTCGAAATAGAATATCCTATAACATTGAGGACGTGTTCGTTGGTTCTCCCCCCGGAGAAACCAGCGTGGCAATAACTGGCGTTACTGGAAACGGTTTACAGTATCAAGTCCTACAAAGGCTAAATAAAATCCAAAGCTTTGATTACAGCTTTGATATTCCTAAAGAACCAGTAACTGTTTTGGGTAGAACCTCTTCCGAGTTTGAAGAGCGCACTGCCCCTGCTTCTGTGAACATTGATTTCAGCTATTTATCTGATGGAATCAACAACGAAGAAAGAATGGGATTCAGTGTTCAAAAGCAGCTGGGTCAATTTCCTGAAGAAGTTCCTGTTCCATTTGTTTCTGGACTCATGGATAAAACAGCAGATAAAAGAAATATTTATTTAGCAATAAAGGGCCAAGGCGAGGGAGACATTCATGAATACGCAACGGGTGATTATGCTTTTCCGCCCACGGGTTTTGCATTTTGCGATGTCCAAGATGTTGCATCTCCTACAGCGGGCGATCAAGATTATATTGTGTTTCAAAATTGCTACTACAATAGATACGATGTAACATTCGGAGTAGGGGAATTAGCAACTGTTAACATTGGTGCAGTTGCAGACAATGCAATTTTTCAAAAGGGTCTTACCACAGGAGTGGGCATTCCTTATATAAATACACAAACTGCTGAAACAGGATTCAGCGGTGTAAGTCTTTGTGTCCCAAAGTATATAAATCCAGATAATACGCGCATTGCAAACATGCCACAGGTAATAAGGCCAGAGCATATTAATGTTAGTGTTACCAAAGACCCCAAGACTGTTTATGCTTCAAGATTTGCAGTCGAACTTGATCCGTTTGGTTTTACAGCCTCTAATGGAACCAATACATGGACAGCTAGT